AATATATCAGTACTGGAATAAGATTATATCTCAATCAATGGAAGAAGAACAAAGTTGTGAATACACCGGAAGCAAAACAACTTAATGAAACATTAGATTCTATGCTTATTAAAATACGAAAAGCAATATTATTAATGGGAGACAACATAGACATCTTTAATATACCTGAAGTAATACAAGAATTAGAAAAACCTGACAATGATTTTATTTCTTTTTGTAGAGAAAGAGCAACTGTCAGAAAGTATGGAAGAACAAAAGACAGCCAAGAAAGATATGAAAGATTCTTAAGAGAGTTTATTAAATGGGGAAAGATAAAACACTTTGAAGATATAACAGATTCAAACATCATCATCTTTGATAAGTATCTTAAAGAAAAAAGACTTAAACCATATAGTAAATGGAACAACTATCACAGGTTCCTAAACTCTTTTATCTTAGATGCTATCAGTGCTGGATACATTAATAAGAATCCATATAGATGGGTCAACATAGAAAAGGACAAAACTTCTAAGAGTCTTAATAAATGTATAGCTTATGAGGGGATGAAAAAGATAATGGATGCTGAGATGCCCACAAAAAGTCTTGAAAGAGTTAGGGACTTATTTGTATTTCAAACATATACTTGCCTTTCATATACAGACTTGAAAGATTTTGATGTGAATAGAATCACTGTTATTAATGGTATGCAAGTATATATAGGAACAAGAAGAAAGACAGGACAACAGTTTACCATTCCTCTTCAAAAAGAAGCCTTAAGTATACTGCAGAAATACAACAGTGTTCTTCCTATAATAAGTAATGTGAAATATAATGAGTACCTTAAAGTAGTAGCCCAAGTATGTGGTATAGACAAACCTATAAGCAGCCATTGGGCAAGACATACAGGAGCAACACTGTTACTTAATAGAGGTGTGCCTATGAATATAGTATCAAGAATATGCGGACATTCCTCCATCAAAATAACAGAAAAAACCTATGCAAAACTGTTTGATGAAACAGTGGTTGATGCAGTTAAATCAATACAGTAGATTTTGAACAAGGTATCCTACAGTATAGGCAGGAGGTTCTCCTTTATCATCTACTTTGTAAGTATGCAGCATTGCCTGTTTTATATGCTCTGCCTCATGAACTATGGAGTTAATAAAATCAGGCAGTGTGTCATGCCTATTAAACAGCACCACACTAATATGTTTTGTTGTATTACTGTAGGTAACAGCCTTCGCTTTTGATTTGAGAGTATCATGTATTTTGTCTATACTCCTCTTAATAGCTCCTGCCTTTTTAAGGTCTTTCTCTATGTAGCTGAAAAGGCTGTAGTCTACATCATAATAGACTACAACCTTCCAGTAGGATTCAACGTCAAATATTCTTTTAATCATATTACCTCTTCCCAATCTATGGGGTTATTCATAAACATACAATCTGCATAGAATCTATTGAATACATATCCCTCTTCAGCATCTGCATCATCAAGAACATCCCTAATATACATAGCTAAATGTGATTCATCAGAAATGGATTTGCCCAGAAAATCTGCCTTACACATATTAGCCACATACACAGCATCATACATTTTATTCCTCTGTATGGTGATACCATTATTACGAAGAAGAGTATCTACTTGCTCCTTAGTATAAGGTTCAATATGTACTTTCCTTCCATTCTTCATTGTGTACATCCTACTAGAGGCTTCTTCACACAGTCTCTTATTGAAATGGCACCCATAGTTATTGAGGTAGTATTTCATTCCTTCAGGAATATCATCGTAACTGCCTGTAGTCTTGTAGTACATGATTAAATCTATTTAAAAGCAAGGGCACAGAGTACCCTTGCCTTAGTTAATATTAGCGTCTCCTCATTCTTGAGTAGCGGCTGTCAATCTCATCATCATAGTCTTTCCGATAAGAGCCTCTATACTCAGCACCATCATCAATAGCATCTTCAAGGCACTCCTCAAGTTCTTGTGTGAACTTCTTCATCTTCTTTACTTTCATAAGAAGGTCTTCATGCTCTACATTGCTGCGAAATCTAAGTACTATCATAATCAATTTGTTTTTGTGTTTCCTGATTTAAGCAGTGCAAGTGCCTCTGCAAGCTGACTTTGCAAACTGCCTACTTGCTCTCTGAGTTCCTTTACAGCACTCTCATTAATCAACTCTGGATTAAGTTCTTGAAGAACTCTGTCATACTGAGGTATTTTCTTCTCGTGCTTTGGAGCACTTTCCACAATACTCTGACTTGTCTGTCTTAAAGACTTCACATAGTTAACAAGAGAATCTTTAGTGTCAGAAAGAACCAAAGTATTGGGTCCAAAATCAGCTATTGCATTATTGCTTGGAACCTGTTTGAACTCCTTTCTTTCCCCATTTACATTGACCACAATATCAACAACCATTTCAGGAAGCTGCCCAAAAGTAGTCTGTGCATTTCTTGGGTATGGAAGAGTTACTCTATCAACTGTAGCTGTAAACAGCTTAATATCATCTTTTGTATCCAATCCATAGAGGACACTGCCCCTACTTAAATTCGAAAACATGGTTATTATTTTTAATCAGTTAATATTAAGATACAGGAGTAAGCAACTGCATAGTGCTTGCACATTTATCATACCATATAAGGTACACTCCAACAGGTGTAATCTGAGCACCAGTAGCAGGAGTTCCTCCTACAACAGTCAGTGTCTGCAAGAATTCATTAGAACTGAATACTACAGGAAGTGCTGCACCTCCAGCAGGTATCTCCTGAGTGAGTCTGAATGCTACAATACCACTGTCTGCCAAACCTCTGAATACTCTCTTCGGAACTCCTATGACAACATTATCTGTAGTAACCTCAACAGAAGAACTTGCTATCATAGGTATGCCTCTGAGATTTGAGAAGTTAACCGGGAAATTAGTAGTACCAACCATAGTCTACCTCCTTCCCTTTTAATTCCAGAAATTGCTCTGAGGATAGAATCCGTAATTGCCTATATAAGGAGTGGCATTAGCAGCTACAATATTAGGCCACTGCACAGGAACAGTATTAGGCTGTCTAGCAGCTACCTGATTCAGCTTATCATTTAAAGCATTAAAGGCAGCATTAAAGGCTTCAGTCTGCTTGTCATTGCTGATTTGACCTCTCAGCTGAGTGATAATGTCACCCTGAGTGTCAATCTTGTTCTGCAGTTCTCTTTCCTTGAGGTCACAGAACTCCTTGGTGATGAGGGTATTCTGACCAGAGATAGCATTGAGGATAGCATTGGTGTTCTTATCAGCCTGTGAACCCAGCTGATTAGTCTGCTGACATACAGCAAGCTGGTCAGCAGCCTCAGACTGAGCAGCCTGTAGAGTTGCAGCAGCATGGTTAGCAGCCATCTGAGACTGAAGGGCATTAGTCTGTTGGCAAACAGCAAGTCTACTCTCACAGCAACAAGATGCTAACTGCTGACTAAGGGCTGCATTACCTGACTGAATGGCATTCTGCACCTGAAGACCACTCATTCCTACTTGTGAGCCTACCTGATTAATGGCATTCTGAAGGGCAAAGATTCCATTCTTCACAGTCTCAACTCCAGTATTGGTGATACTTGCAAGCTGTCCAAGAGCATCAGCCCTACCATTGATAGCCTGAAGAAGAAGGTCTCTTCCTTCACTATTGCTTATCTGATTTGCAAGATACCCTGTACCACTGTTGTTACCAAAGCCATTGTTGCCCCAACCATTGTTTCCATAAAGCATCCAAAGGAAAAGAATCCATATCCAGTTTCCATTATTCCCAAAACCTCCATTATTCTGAAGAGCCAACATGAGATTGGGGTCAATACTGGAAGCAGCTTTAGCCGCATCTGGAAATACAAAAACTCCATTTTCTCCCATAATAAAATAAATTTAAAGCATTAAACATTGATTTAAGATTCTTCGAAGAACACTGCAAAGATAATGCTGCTAATATGGGAGCCCTAACAATCCCAAATAAAAACAAAACCCGCTAGCTTTCAACAAGTTAGCGGGTTAACAAAAACACATAAAACACCTACTTTATGAAGGAATTAATTTCATCCTTGTAATATCTTAACTCTTTAAAACCTTTCCTTTTCTTTCCTTTAGGCAGTTTTCCCTTCTTTACCAAATCATCAAACTTCTTTCCATTTATATTCAAGTATTCACAGGCATCCTCCTTACTCATAATCTGATGGCTTACAACAGACATAATATCCATAGCCTCAGCCTCAGACATTTCACAAGTACCTGCTGCTATATTATCTGCTGCTTCTCTCAGCATTCTTACTAACCTGTTTCTCAATTCCTGCATATCTTAAACCTTAAATATAAAATAATAAATAGGAAAACTCCTGTGATGATACCATACAGTAAATACAAGCATCTGTCAGATACAGGAATGCCTATATGATAGTCTATAATATTTAATGTCAGTATTACTGCTATATAATAAATGAACATCCTATGCCATTTGCAGAATCTAAAAGCAAGAGAAGCTATAAGTGTAACAGCAATAAACAAATACTGTACTATATATGACAATATAGGCAAATCTATATCAAAGTAAGACAACACTGTATTCAATATATATATACCTGATATTATCATAGGTATTACCTTGATTGAGTACAGCATTATCTTACAAAGAGACTTACTTAAGTTTGCCTCCCTTACAGAAGAGTGTTCCTCCATTGCTGTATCTCCTTTTAGGATTCTTAGACAACCCTGCTTTAGCTGCCACAGGTTTGGGTCTCAAACGCTTTTTAGTTTTCTTTGTTCCTGCCATAATATTGATTTTTAGTTCTGTAAAAGTACTTAGTTATAATTTACTTTCCAAATAGATAATAAAAGTAATTATCCTCAGACAAAAGATTCAGCATACTCATTATACCTATTTCTAATTTCCTTTAGGTCAGTAATACCTTCATCTATAGCTACTTTCATCATTTCCGCTTTTTCTTTTATTGTTAAATCATTCCATACTTTAGGTTTAAGATGGCCCCCTTGAGAATAGCTGTTTGGAGTAATAGTTACAGGAATCAATGTACCACCTAAAACAGTACCATCAACAATAGGGTATCTACCATTACTGTCAGTAACATAAGCACCTTCATTTTCAGCATTTGCCAGATAATTTATTGTTCTTTCAACATCCCAATTACTGTTTACCTGACTTGGACTTAATGCATAGTTCCATTTCTGCCCCATTACTGTAGGAGAATAGTCATTCCAAGTACCTCCTTGTATATATGGAGTCTTTGAATATATACTCTCATTACTATATGTAGGATGATTAGGAGTCTTATATTTATCTATAAAATGAGCCTCAGGATTGTCATTCAGCATATCCCAAGCCATTTGAGGATTGTCCTTAAAGAAGTTATAGTAATCATAGGTATCATCACCATCTACTACAATGCCTTTATAGTCCTTTATCTTTTTCTTCCAAGTGTTATAGTCATTCTTACTACCCCCATCTTTAAACTTATTAGCCATCTCTAAGAGTCCTCCATAAGCCTTAACATTATTATCTTGTTGAGAAGCACCATAAGCAGTTCCTGCTGTTCCTGCTCCTAAGAGCCACGGAAAAATAGATCTCATCGTATTCTCATCTTTCCAACTTCTTGGAAAAGTAGTACCATTTCCTATAGTCAAATCAGGGTACAGTGCTTTAATGCCAGTATTTTTTTGAGTTACTACTTCGATGCCAGGTTCTCCTGTATCTAGCCATCCATATTTATTTAGCATTCCATTTGGCGTTGCAGCAACCATCCTTGTACTTGGAGATTCAGACATCCATTGAGTTGCAAGTTCGCCTCCTGCATTTCCGCCATTTCTTATTACATCCCCAGCAGCATCGGTAGCACCTAATAAATTATCATAGCCAATTTCTTCGATACCATTAATCATATATGGTACATTTGGAGATCCAGTCCCTGTACCGTATCTACCAGTACCGAAATAATTACCTTCTCCCCAAAATCCTCTATTTCCAGTAAATTCACCTATATGTGATTGCCAATCAAAATATTCTTGTGGTAAAGTCCTACCCCAAGTCCTCCATAATACATTGTCTTTTAAAAGTCCAGAAGAAGTAGAAGACAATTGATTGTATTGTTCTGTAAGAATTTTAGCTATATCTGTAGTAGATAAATCTGAGACATCAATACCTTGTCTAGAAGCACTTTCTATAAATCCATTTATGTAATTAGAATCTAAAAACTCTTTTCTTATTTGATCCTCTGTAATAGTTGAGGTAATATTATTTATTGTTTCTCTTAAATTTGGTATTTCATCAATTTTCTTATACCCCCTACTAACCATAGTCTTAGTTACAGGGTCATATTTTTTTAAATTTTGCTTTATAAAATAATCAGCATTAGCTGTCATATCGTATGGAATACTACTATCACCTTGGAATCTTACTATTTGTGGCATCTCTTCAGGTGTTCTAACTACATTGAATGGGTATTCTACATCAATTATATTAGCATTCTCTTCAATAGTTTTTGGAATTCTTGACTCAATTGGAGTACCATTCATTCCCACATATCCAGGTTTAAATCTATATTCCCTATTTCCAAATCTTGTCCATTTCCCAGTATAAGGAGAATTTAAAAACTGCATAGCATTTGGAGCATTATCAACAGCAGTTCTGCCTACATTATAAGCTTCTTTAGCCTTATTAATTATAAAAGGTGTAGATGCAATATCAAAAGCAGTATTACCAGCCATTGCCCAATAGGGATGCTTCTCTGCATACCTCTTGCTGAAAAGTCCATAAGGATTATCATTGATAAACAGCCCTCTGTTGTTCTCATCAAACAGCCTTGAGAACCTGTCTACGGCACTTAGTCCATCATAGTCTTTATCAAGCAGTCCTACCCATCTGCT